CCATTGCAGAGCCTTGGCCTGCAGAACCCATGCCCGCACTCGGCCTAGCACGACTGCCTCTGCGAACCCTCTCGCTTCGTCTTGGCTTGACTCGACGCTTTGGCGCTGAATTTGATCGAGGACGTTTGGATCCACTTGGTTTAGCCACTCGACGAACTTTACTACGGAGGACTTTTCGGACAACCCGTCCTGCACCCATGACATTCTCCAGAAAATGATTTGAATTTCAAAGTAACCGCCTTTTGTAGACCGCCAAAAGCGAAATTTCAGGTAAACTTTCACAGGCCCGCGCTCCGCTTCGCTCCGCTAGGCGTAGGCATCGTGCCTTCGGCACATTTCCGGATCGGCTACGGCTCCGCCTTCGCCTCCGGCAGGCGCCAGGCGCCACCCCGGGCGTTGTACTTCGTATCGGGTGGCTGCCCCTGTGCGGGGCACCCCTCCCGACACGAAATTCATCTGATTTTTTTGTCCCATAATAGTTGTCCACAGTTACTTCCAGTTAAGTGGACTGGGATGGAGGTTGGGGGTAACACTAGGCCCCAACCTCAAACCCACTTACGTTTAAACGTATGGACCAATCAAAATGGCAAGAGCAATCAATTGGATCGGAACTGTCTCCCTGGAGCGCTTCAACAAGCAACAGTTGGATGCAGCACTTGAAGCAATTGGAACAAAATATGCAGTCTACCAACTTGAATGTGGAGAAGAAACAGGATACCCACACTGGCAGGTATACCTTATCTCCACACAGCGCATCAGAATTAACGGCCTACGAGCCGCAACATATAATTCCCACTGGGAAATACGAAAAGGAACACATCAACAAGCAAAAGCATACTGTTCCAAAGAAGAAACGCGATTGGACGGGCCATTTTATTACGGCGAGGAACCTGTTCTCCAACCAGGAAAGAGAACAGACCTCGATGAATTCAAAAGAAGCATCCAAGACGGATGCGAAGACACAGATCTATGGAACAATCACTTCGCAACAATGCTCAGATACCACAGAAGTCTCCCAGCAGCACGAGCAGCCCTCCAACTGGGACGGGAGGCTCGAATGGCGCCGAAGGTTTTTGTACTATGGGGACCGACGGGCTCTGGAAAGTCCGCCCGTGCGGAAGCGCTGGCCAGGGAGAAAGACCAAATCCCATATAGAGTCTCAGCACCTGCAACAGCGAATCAGCCAGTCTGGTGGGACGGCTACGTGGGACAAAAATTCGTCATCTTCGACGATTTCTACGGGTGGTACAGGTTTGCTGCCCTCCTCAAACTACTCGACAGATACTGGGAACGTGTTGACTACAGGGGTGGTTCGACCAATTTCAATGGAGAGACTGTATGTTTTACTTCCAATGTTGAACCTAGAAAATGGTATCCAAGAATTGAAGACAACAGATTCGCCGCACTTGAGAGAAGATTTACTCATGTCACCGAGGTATTAGATCTCAACCAAGACGTACCTGATTTTCCAAGCTTGGACTTTGTTTGATGCATTGCTTTGTCGAGTTTTTTATGGTTCACTCCGTTTTCTCGAATAAACCTTCATTTTTAACTTTCAGGCCCGCGCTCCGCTGCGCTCCGCTAAGCGTAGGCATCGTGCCTTCGGCACATTTCCGGATCGGCTACGGCTTCGCCTTCGCCTCCGGCAGGCGCCAGGCGCCACCCCGAACATTGTTCGTGGTGTGTTTTTTTCCGGCAGGTTTCATATTTGTCACTATTGTCCTACTGCCTACGGCATGCCAGGGCTCAAGGCTGTGTCCGGGATGTCCTGTTTATTGGAACTAGAGTTTAACAGGAACGTCTGGAGCATCATTCTCCACATTGATCAAAGACATAGTCGTACCCGTAAAAATTGACGGGTTAATCTTCACCGAAGACTTGTTCGCACCAGGAACCACCTTGTATGTGAAACAACGTTCACCAAAATACAGCAACTCAGGGGTCATGTAAGCAGCTCTTGAATCCACAGTAGAATAACCAAGAGTTCCACGAACCACAAAAATAAGACCAAATGAAAGGCCTCTGATGTACGTAGACTCATTCCATTGCTGTCGAGTCAACAACTTCTTGTAGTTCATCTTGATGAGTGTGGTGAAAGAACCACCACCACCTACTTTGTAGGTCTTCTTCTTCGTCACCCGAAAGAATTCATTGAACGAATCAGAAAAGAATGGAGTCTGGAAAGGAAAATTGACACCTGATCCAGCAGCTCCAAGACCCTTATCATTGCATCCAGTTTGCCAAAGAGTCAACGGATCAGTATCCGAATCCCTCTTGCACACGAAATGATACACATCAACAGTTTGCGGCATATTAGCCGCACTGGAAATCTCCACAATGAGAGAACCCTTGTTGAGGAAGAAATACTCATTCCTCTCATCTGTGTCCGTATCTGTACCGAACACAGCATCCAAATCCGGCTTCGTAGCGAAGGAAAGCATAGTAGGATATTGGCGCCCAGAAGCACCGCTAGAAGGTACCCTACCATTAACATTCGCATAGGAATATCTCATTCCTGCGGCTCGGAATCCTCCAGGCTGAGTCCGTCTGAATCCTCCGTGACGTCTAACTCTTCTGCCTGTTGCAGATACATCAAAACCCATTGCAGAGCCTTGGCCTGCAGAACCCATGCCCGCACTCGGCCTAGCACGACTGCCTCTGCGAACCCTCTCGCTTCGTCTTGGCTTGACTCGACGCTTTGGCGCTGAATTTGATCGAGG